CAAATGGGTTGCACAGTTTTCTTGGACACTTGACGGTAAGTCGGATGCTCCTATTGAAAACGAAGCATACCAAGAAGCTGTCAGAGTAGCATCAGCGTTACTTGCAGGCGGCATTAGCGACTTTACAAATGGTGCTGACCACTATCATGCAACTTATGTTAACCCACCCTGGGCAAGTAAACTTACCCTTGTCGCTAAAATTGACGACCATATCTTTTATTTAGAACCAGCCTTTAAGAAATAAACAATTTTAAATTGGCAAAACGCAGGTCGACAGGTCTGCGTTTTTCTATTATAATCCTGGAATGACAGCAGAACATGGCGACTACACACTTAAAGATGTAGAAGTTAAATTACACGATGCCCGCAGACGCTTAGAAGGCTTACTCGAATTACTAAAAATGGATATTCCTCTTCCTGAGGATGAAATCATGACCGCAGTACACGACCTCGCCGAAGCACACACCATCATGCTTAACTACTACCTGATATATAAGAACGGACCAATAACAGAAGAAATTGTTTTGGAGACTCCCGATAATGTAATCGAGTTTCCAGGTAAAAAAGAGGATTAAGCATGTCAGATTTGATGATAGATATTGAAACACTTGATGTACGACCTACATCAACTATACTAACAATAGGCGCACAGGGCTTTGACCCGTTTAGCAGCAAGTTCACAGAAGCAACATATTACAAACGCCTATCAATTGACTCACAAGAAGACCGCACAGTAGACGACGGTACGGTTGAATGGTGGGGCAAGCAAGCCGCAGACGCACAAGAAGAAGCACTTGGTGATGGTGATGATAGAGTTGATATTAAAACAGCACTTGAAGAATTATCAAAACTTGCATGGAAGCATAAGCGTATCTGGGCTAACGGCACAACATTTGATATGGTAATACTTGAAGATGCAATGGCACAGTACGGTATTAATGTGCCATGGAAGTACTGGCAGGTAATGGATGCACGTACAATATATAAAATTACCAAAGCACCTAAGCTAGACAACAACCATAATGCGTTAGCTGATTGTGTTAACCAAATTGATTTGTTACAGGCGTCCTTGAAGCAGTTAGGCATTACTAAGTTCTAATTATCAGCGTTCAGACCTAAGTCCTTAACCCAAGGCATATCTTGTTTTTCAACAGAGACTGAGCAATTTAAACATATAGATTTTAAATTGCTCAGCTTCGTATTCTTTAAATTCCCGTCTACATAATAAACAATAATCTGCTTTGCCCATCTGGCTTTGAAGTGGCATTTGTCACAAATCATTTTTTTCTTATAACCGGTCTTAGTCCAATTTGGCTTAGCAGGTTTAATATTGTGACTACTACGAATACAAGTGTCACACTTCTTCCTATAATACGTTTTACCGTTACGTTTATAGTTGATTCCTGCATGTCTTTGTTGACATTGTATACATATTGGCCGCGTCATACCTTTATTTAGCAGTCGGTTCTTTATCGGACCCTTTAAAAGACAAATCTCCCTCCGTTAACCACCACTATTTCGGCAATTCAAATAAATAGATGTAACAGATTTTATACATTACATTAATAGGAGATTTTAAAAATGGCACTTGTATCACCAGGCGTTGAAGTTACGATTATAGATGAAAGTCAGTACACTTCAGCAGGACAGAATACAGTACCGTACATCTTGATAGCTACTGCGGAAGATAAATTGAACCCAGCAGGCTCAGGAATTGCACCAGGTACACAAGAATCAGCAGTAGACAACATCTACTTAATTACAAGCCAGCGTGAACTGGTGAACACGTTCGGTAACCCAACGTTTTATAAAACAAGCGGCGGCAACGCACTTCACGGTTACGAACTAAACGAATATGGGTTAATGGCAGCGTACTCAGTACTAGGTGCCACTAACAGAGCATACATTCAGCGCGTTGACGTTGACATGTCAGAATTAGAAGCTTCATTAGTTCGTCCAAAGGGCGATCCAAATAATGGTGCTTACTGGTTTGATTTAACTGAATCAGCATATGGTTTCTTTGTTTGGAACTCAACACAGAATACGTTCACAGTAACTGATCCAATTTTAATTACAGACGATTCAGAAACAGTTACACCAGGCGGTGTTCCGTTAGCAAGCATTGGCGCAATTAATTCTTACGCAATTGTTACAACCAATCTTAATAACCCGGTTTACTGGAAAAATCCAAAAAATGCATGGGTGCAAATTGGTACAACAGCATGGATGGGAAGCATTCCAACCGTAATTAGTACAATATCCGATCCGGTATTAACAGTTGCTGGTGATTTATATATTGACGGTACGCAGGTTACATTAACAGTAGGTACAACTATTGAAGACGTGAATGGATATATTCTTTCAGCAGGCATTAGTGGAGTAACATCTGATGTGGTTAACGGCAGACTTGAAATTTATTCAACAAACGCAACATTATTAATAGCCGTAGGCGTCGATACGGGTGTTTTATTAACTGAAATTGGTCTTACAGCAGGGACGTTTAATACTCCAGTATTAACACATGCTACTCATACTAATGTTCCGCGTTGGAGAGACACAGATACAACACCTCGTCCAAGTGGTTCTGTATGGCAGAAGACAACCGCAGTTAATGAAGGCGCAGACATTGTAGTTAAACGTTATGATTCAGCAGCAGATTCATTTGTTGCACAATCTGCTCCATTGTATGAAAACGATGAAACAGCTAACAAGTTTTTAGATCCAGGTACTGGCGGTAAATCAATTGCAGGTGGCGACACTTATGTACAATATGATTTAAACGCAGATAATACTGGCACATTTAAGATATTTGAACGAGCAGTAGGCGAAACTTCAATTACAGGTACATTAGTACCAACATTTGCAGGAACTGAAGCATTTACAATGTGGGCAAGTGCAACTAACAGCGTTACACTATTAGGACCGTACGTTATTACACTAGATAGCACTACAGCAGAAAACATGGCAGATAAGATTCTTGCAGCTAACATTCCAAATGTAACATCAAGTGTTACCGCAGGCGGTCTTGTTAACATTACACACACAGGCGGTGGCGTAGTAGTTATTACAGATACTGATGGCGCAATAGCTGCCGCAGGCATTGCTGATACGTTAACAAATGTTCGTACAAATAACGGCCAGTTAGTATTAAGTAACTGGAATACATTAACTTATACCGCAGACACTGTAGTTCCTGGACAAGATCCATTAAATGGTACCCGTTGGTACTATCCAGCCATTGATGAAGTTGATATCATGATTCATGATGCGAATGAATGGAAAGGTTATCGTACAGTAACAAGCGATCTTCGCGGACATAACTTAACGTTAACAGATGCAAATGGTCCACTTATTTCTGCAACAGCTCCTGAGTTCCAGTCAGACGGTGCTACAGCACTTGCACATGGCGACTTATGGATTGATACAAGCGATTTAGAAAATTATGCAATCATTCGTAGATGGCAAGAAGATGCAAATGCCGTAGATGGATGGGTGCTTATTGATAATGCAGATCAAACATCAACAGACGGTGTTCTATTTGCCGATGCACGTTGGGACTTAGATGGTACAACAGATCCAGTTACTGGTGACATACCGTTAATTACTGATTTACTAGCAAGTGATTGGCTAGATCCAGATGCACCAGAAGCAGCTTTATACCCAGACGGTATGATACTGTGGAACACACGACGTGGCGGTTACAACGTTAAAGAATTCCGCGTTAATTACTTTAATGCAGATGATTTCGATCTAACTGATTGGTTGTTAGCCAGCGCAACAGAAACAAATTCGTGGGTAACAGTATCAGGACTTAAAGAAGATGGAAGCGCAAACTTCGGACGTTTAGCACAACGATCATTAGTTGTACAGGCTATGAAAGCAGCGGTTGATACTAACTCAGACATACGTGAAGAACAACGTCTGTTTAACTTAATGGCAGCACCAGGATATCCAGAACTTATTCCTAACATGGTTGCATTAAACAATGAACGTGCTAACACTTCGTTTATAGTTGGTGACTCACCAATGCGTTTACCAAATACAGGATCAGAGATTGCAGAATGGGCATCTAACGGTGACGGCTTAGGCGTTCCAACTAATGATGGTCTAGCAGCAAATGACGAATACATGGGTGTGTTTTATCCTTCCGGTAGAACAAATGACTTAACTGGTACATCAATTATTGTTCCACCAAGTCACATGATGCTACGTACTATTATACATAGTGACGAGCAGTCATATCCTTGGTTAGCACCAGCAGGCATTAGACGTGGTCAAGTCGATAACGTTAACGCCATTGGTTATATCGACGCACTAACAGGTGAGTTCCAGCAAATGTCAACACGCGAAGGTGTGCGTGATGTGTTATACACTAATAATGTTAACCCAATTACATTCGTTCCAGGAGCAGGCATTGTTAACTACGGTAACAAGACTACCAAACCAGGTACAGCACTTGATCGTATTAACGTATCACGTTTAGTTTCACATATTCGTATACAAGCTGATGCACTTGGTAAGCAGTTTGTATTTGAACCAAACGATAAGTTAACACGTGATGAAATCAAAGGTCAGATGGAACGTATGCTTAACGATTTAATTGCAAAACGTGGCATCTATGATTACTTGGTAGTGTGTGATAAGAGTAATAACACACCAGTACGTATTGATCGAAACGAACTTTGGGTTGATATCGCAATAGAACCTGTAAAAGCAGGCGAATTTATTTATGTTCCAGTTAGAATTAAGAACACAGGTGAAATTAGCGGCGGATAATAGCTTCTTAGCTTAATTTAAGAGCGGTCTTCGGGCCGCTTTTTTATGGCGGTTTTTTCACGATGACAAAATGATAAATAACAATAAGAAATATATAACAGGAGACAAATAATGTCAGTTTCATCCTTAACAAAAATGACCACTCCATTAGCGAGTGATCAAAGCGCAACAAGCCAGGGCTTGTTAATGCCAAAACTTTCGTATCGCTTTAGAGTGGTATTTGAAAACTTGGGCGTATCTACACCACGTACAGAATTGACGAAACAGGTTAAGGATTTTAAACGTCCAAATCCAACGTTCGAGCCAATTGTAATTGATGTATATAACTCCAAAGTTAAATTAGCAGGAAAACCAAGTTGGGCTGATGTCACATGTAATATTCGTGATGATGCTTCCGGTTCAGTTGCTAAGTTACTTGGCGAACAGATGCAGAAGCAATTTGATTTCATGGAGCAGGCTTCAGCAGCTTCAGGTATCGATTACAAATTTACTACACGTTTAGAAATGCTAGACGGCGGCAACGGCGCACACGAACCAACAGTCTTAGAGACTTGGGAAATGTACGGTTGCTACCTATTAGGCGTTGATTACGGCACTGTAGATTATGCATCAAACGACCCAGTTATGCTAGGAGTAACAATATCGATTGATAATGCAGTACAGACACCACTAGGCAGTGGTATTGGTACAGACGTTGGTCGTACGTTAGGCAATAACGTAACAGGTTAATAGCCCATGAGCGGCTTAGACAAGTTAAGTAAACTATTAGGCGCGAAATCCGGATCCGACTTGTTAAATCAAGTCGGAGATGGCTTCTTTGGCACTGATTACCAAAAGGATTATGCACATGCTTCAAAGCTAATGCGCCCAAACGGGTTAGCACTAGCACCTAAGCAAAAGTTCCTATTCCACGTTTACTTTAATCTCTCAGATCCATCATTACTTAAATCTTCAACAGACAAAGGACTAGTTGGCGCATTAGTTAAAAGCGTACAGCTTCCTTCGTTTAAATTAGATACCGAAGAGTACATTCAATATAATAGAAAACGTTTAGTGCATAATAAGATTATGTACGAACCTATTACAATAAAATTACACGACGATGGCGAAGGCAATGTACTTGACATGTGGAACAGCTACTACCAGTATCATTTTGCAGATTCAAAGTACGATTATAATGAAGGTATTCAGACCGCTCCAGGACCAAATGGAAAAGCAACGTACGGTGATAGAGATCTTTACAATAGAGATAGAGTAGGACAACAAGCTGGGTGGGGTAAAACAATTACTTCGCAATTCTCAGACGGTAACCGCAAGCCTGCGTTCTTTAAAGATATAAAGATTTATGGTTTCAACCGCGGAGGATATATTGCGTACACGTTAATTAATCCTGTTATAACAGCGTGGAATCACGATACATATGATTATGCAGAATCAAATGGTGTAATGGAGCACTCTGTAACATTACAGTACGAAGCAGTTAAGTATTCGGACAACGAGACAGTTGGCCCAGGTGGCGATAATGTGGACGGTTTCGGACACAATCATCCTGGACGTTACGATACAACGCCAGGCGCATTAGGCCCAGGCAGTACTGCATCATTATTTGGACAAGGCGGCATCACTGATACTTTAAGTGCGATTAGCACAGACTTAGCGAACGGCAACATTGCTGGCGCAATTCAGAAAGCTGGCGCGTCTGGCAGAACATTCGGCAGTATTGATAACTTAAGAGACGTTGTCACTGGTGACTTAATTGATTCGGCTACAACCGCCGGGCTCTCAGCAATTAGCAATATACCAAAAGGTACACTAAATTTTCCAACCGGTGGTAATACTACGAAGAATGTAGCAGCATCACCAAAGAAAGTAGGCTAACACAATGGCTATTAATGATTCAAATACGTTAAATGATAATCGTCCTAGCGATTCTAATGTGTCGCAAGCAATCAAACGCGAACAAAGAACTCTACCACCAGCAGGCCCAGAGTACGATCATGTTTTAAGTGTGTTTAAGAAAATAATGAAAGATGAAGGCGCCGCTGCAAATTTTACACAATCACTATATCGAATAGCACAAGAAACCGGAACTCGGGTTATTTCTATTCTAGAATCGTTAGATATAACAAGTGAGATAACGTTAAACGCATCTATGGCGTACTACTTAAACGCTATCAATTCGCCAACAACATTGTATGGCGTGCAAAACCCCACCAGACCTAATTATTATGCCGGTCGGAATGTGCTGAGTTAATATGGCTCGCAGGGGAAGTACTAAATTCTCGCAAGGCGTCTACTATCCACGTAACCCAGAGAAGTACATTGGCAAAGGCAAAATAATTTATAGAAGTTCATGGGAAAACCACTTTTGTATTTTTTGCGATTCAAATGATCACGTACTTGAATGGGCCAGTGAAGCTGTACGCATTCCATATAGACATCCAATTACAGGTAAGCAAACAACATACGTACCTGACTTCCTAATAAGATACAGAACTAAAAACAACAAGGTTGTAACTGAGCTTATTGAAATCAAACCAGCTGGGCAAAGTGCTCTTAGAGAAGGAATGAATCAAAATCAACGCGCCACTGTCGCTGTTAACGAAGCAAAATGGATAATGGCCAGGAAGTGGGCCAAGAACCAAGGCATTGTGTTCAGAGTTATTACAGAACATGATATCTTTGCAAACACTAAGAAGAAATAACATTTCGATTTGGCTCTCCGGCTAAATACGTACATGACAAAGAAATTATCCGAGTTATTTGATCTACCACAAGAAGATACAGTTGTCGAGACTGAAGAAACTCCGACTGAAGAACCATCCGCTGAGATAATAACTACAGAAGCTCTAAACAACTTAGAGAAGATTGATAGCGCACTACCAGCTATTAAAGGATTAGAAGCAGCTGATAAAGAAATGGATGAGATAGCAGCCATGGCCATTGCAAGTTATCAGGATTTGTTTGATTTGGGCATGAATGTTGAAGCTAGGATAGCAAATGAAATATTAGGCTCAGCAAGTCAATTCCTTGGCCATGCTATTACAGCTAAGAATGCCAAAATTACCAAAAAATTAAGGATGATCGATTTACAACTTAAGAAAGCCAAGCTAGATCAGTCTAGTGGCGGCGAAGAAGCATCCGAAGGTGAAGGAAGGTTACTAGACCGTAACGAATTACTTGCTGAAGTACTTAGGATAGCAAAAGAAGAACAAGACAAAAAGAAGTAAATCGATAAATATATAAAATAATGCGAGCAAACACTTTATGAAAAACTTGAACGAATACTTAACGTCATCAGCAAAGCAATACGATTATCGTATTAAGATTGCAGGTGATTTTCCTAAGGAATGTTATGAAAAACTTAAGGCGTCACTAGATATGTTTGATGTAGCTAGTTGCACAAAACCTAAAACGACCCCTATTCAAAGCGAGCCACTACATTTTCCAGGATTACAGAACGAAGAAGTTAGTATATTTGATGTTACATTAAATTATCCAGCAAACCCAGACCAAATTTCGGAACTTGCTAGAAAATGTGGCGTTGACTTAGCTAACCTTGTTGTACTTAACAAAGACTTTGACGATAGTATGAACAAAGAGGCAGAAGGTGTAGAAGATACTACACGTTTAGAAACTCCGGACTATCCAGCACAAACTACAGAACAAAAAGACGCTAGTGATGCATACGCAGACAGCTATGAAACCGCAGCTAGGGAGTTTGCAGGTGAAGTTAGCACAGATTTTGAGGTAGCAGGCGAGAAGACAGCGCCAGCAAAATATTCAACAGACAAAGACGACGGCAAGGATAGTCCACTATCGAAGGTCAAGCGTTTAACAATTAAGGACATACTAAAATGAGCGACATGAAACTATATAAGATCTTAGAGACCTTTGACAAACTGGAATCAGCTAATGATAAGCTAGAACCTTATGTTGCTGAAGAAAGCGATGCCGAAGGTGCAGCTGAACGTATACATGCAAGAGTAGCAGCTCGTGATGCAGACGAAAGCGAAGTTCAAGAAACCCAAACTAAAGTCCAAACAATGGGCAACAAAGTCAGAGTTACTACAGACGGTGACACAACAGAATTTGACGATACTGAAACCGCAGCGGCAATGATGGGTAGTAAAGACGATGAAAATCAGTTTGCTACTGAAGCAGTTAGCGACGATGACGGCGACTGGGCATACGATAACAAGAAAGATAAAGATTTAGACGACAAGCACGATGAAGAGCTTGCTAAGAAAGAAAAAGAAGAACTTGACGAGTGGGCTCCAGAAGTGTCACAGGATCAAGACTGGGACGATGACGATGACGACGACGACGACGACGAAGTAGTTGACGAAGGTAATGCAGTTGAAGAAGAAGCAGTTACTGAAGAAGTAGTTGACGAAGCAGCCGAAGATGATGCCGAGGAAGTTACTGAAGAAGCATTTGGCCACATTGATGATTTTGATAGGGACCAAGGCATTGCACAAGGTACTGAGTTTTCAACTTTTGATAGTGAAAATGAAGCACATCGCAAACGTTTACAACGTGGCACACCAGTCGTACTAAGTCCAGAAATTTGTTCAGACGCAGCAGGTAACCGCAGGGGTGTGTTTGTTAACCGTAGCACAAGTGGTCACTTTGGTACAGTTATACGTGATTGCGATGGCCAAACAGTTAAAGTTCATTTAAGCGATATCGTTTCAGCAGACATTACTAACAACTCAGTTTACGAACAATATAATATCGACTTTGACGCTATGTTAGCAGAAGATATTACAATGACACAAACTACTAACATGGATAATTCAGAAAACGATACAACTACTGTTACAGCAGTTGGGCCTGACGCTGGCGAAGAGTTAGCAGCGATAATGGCAAATGCAGGAATGAACACAGGCGAATATGCTAGTGTAGACGCTGCACCAGATGAAGTTGGCCCAGTTGATACAGGCGAGCCTGGAATGCAAGATATGATTGGTATCATTGATGCCCCATCAGAACCTGTACAAACAGAATTGCCAGCCGCAGAGCCAGTAGAGCTTAATGCAAATGCAAGTTGTGGTATGCGTGAAACTGAAGGATGGGACGACGAAGGATGGGACGATACAAGTTTATCAGCAACCGGACCAACAGACGCTGACTTAGATCACATTGAAGCAGAACCAGATCGCGAAAAAGAATTACATGAAGATCACTTACAGTACTTGTCTCCGGACATTGGTCTAGCTATTGCTAATGGTCATGACATTTATGACGCAATGACAAACCCAGAAGTACCTGAGAAAGATCGTAATCTCCTTAGAGCCGAATACGAAGAAATTTATAAAGAATTAAGTAATAGCGAATTTGCAACTCAGCCAGGCCAGCACCCAGATGATGACTTTGAAGCATACGAAGCAACGGCATTTGAACAAATGGCGCAGAAGATATACGATATCTATAGCACGAACAGTGATGATAACGCCGGCGGTATGTTTGGCAAGAATCCACTAGACGACTTTCCAGATCTTGAGTTTACTGAAGAAGGTGCAGACGATCGTGATATTCAACACGCTAACACACCAAACGAATTAGAAGCTGGTGTTGACATGGTAACACATGGCACAAGCGGTGGATTAAACAGAGCTAAGAACATGTTTAGAAAAGAATATCCAGGTGATAATCCAATGGCAGTCACTGAAGACGACGACGAAGATGCAGATCGCGACATTTTCGGTCTAGATGATGACGACGATGATTATAATGATACTGACGTTGATGAATCAAAGAAAGAAGTTGACGAATCAGAAGATCCATTCTTTGTTAACGAACATGAAAGCGTTGATAACTTCCTAGGCTTGTATAAAGAGTTTGCCAAACGCGGCGAAAAGAAATAAAATGAAAGCATCTGAGTTTGTCACTGAAACAACACGTGGCAAACAACTTGACGCACAAGTTAAGGTAAGCCCTGTTACTGCATTTACTGTAGATGGGTTCCATGACTTGTATCGTGCATCAGGTATAATGGCACGGTTACCTGCAAACACAGACGACATCGATGCTTATAGCTACGTAACAAGATTCCCAGTAATTGTCGCTTACACAGACGAAGAAAGAAAAATGATTAAGGCCGCCTTTAAGAAGATGGGCGTTCCGTATAAAGAACATGTTAAAAGCGGCAGCGAAGAACCAGACGGTGTTAATAACACTAGTATAGCAGTAGGATTCAAAGGATACTAATGAAAGAACTAGATCAATTAAAAATGCTTAGTGAAAGCATTGCACGTTTAGAAGAAGCCGGTTATCCGATGACTTGGTCAATTTATCATCAGGATGGATCAGATGAGTTGCGAGGAGACTACAGCACCAACGTACCAGATGGTGTGTATATGGTAGCGTTTCCGTACATTGACACGGTTGGTACAGCTAAAGGCGTTACAGTTAAAAATGGCCAGTTTGTTCCTGAACCAACTCTTAAAGCAATAGGAAAAGCACGTGATGATGCTGGGTACTGGGGCAACTTTGTTGAGCATATGGAATATAACAAAGAACATAATGCATTTATAGTAACAATTGGATCATAAAGAATAACATCTTAGGACGTTATGGCGTTACGGCCGCAGTTACAGAATTCGCTACTCTACACTGCATAGTAAACAAAAGCGGCTTCGGCCGCTTTTATCTTCTACAGGGATTATGGATTTTCTGAGTAAATACTATTATGTCAACAATGGATGGAGTACTAGTAAAGAAAGCACATAGCAAATCTCGTTACGATGAGAAACATCTATATGATTTTGCAAAATGCGCTGATCCTGTTACAGGACCAATGTACTTCCTTACTAACTTTTTCTATATCCAAACAACATTACACGGCCAGACTTTATACGCACCGTATGATTTCCAAATTGAACTCATTGAGAGTTATGTAAACAATCGATTTAGTATTAACTTATTATCACGTCAGACTGGTAAGACAACAACCGCAGCGGGTTATCTGTTGTGGTATGCGATGTTTAGACCCGACACAACTATACTAATAGCAGCTCACCAATTTAGTGGTGTGCAAGAAATCATGCACAGAATTCGTTATGCATACGAACTATGTCCTGACCACATCCGCGCTGGCGCAACATCGTACAATAAAGGTAGCATAGACTTTGACAACGGTTCACGTATTATTGGTCAAGCAACAACAGAAAAAACTGGTCGTGGTTTAACTATTGGACTATTGTACTTAGATGAGTTTGCATTCGTTCGCCCAACTATAGCTAAAGAATTTTGGACTTCTATACGTCCAACACTAGCAACAGGTGGTGGCGCAATTATAACTTCAACTCCAAACAGTGATGAAGATCAGTTTGCTTTACTTTGGAAAGGCGCACTTAAAACAGAAGATGAGTTTGGTATCACACGCCCAGATGGTACTGGTACAAATGGCTTCTACGCATATCAAGCAGACTGGACAGAACATCCAGATCGAGACGAGAAGTGGGCCGAAGAAGAACGTGCGGCTATAGGTGACGAACGCTTCAGGCGTGAGCACGAGAATCAATTCTTAATATTCGACGAAACTCTAATAGCAGCCACAACACTAATTGACATGGAAGGTACAGAGCCCGTTAGTACAACTGGCCAGGTCCGTTGGTACGCAGATCCTAAGCCAGGCATGATCTATACAGTAGCACTTGATCCTAGTCTAGGCACCGGTGGCGATCCTGCGGCTATACAAGTATTCGAAGCCAACACGACAAAACAAATAGCAGAGTGGAAGCACAATAAGACAGCTATACCTATGCAGGTTATAGTGTTTGCTGACATCATTAAAGCAGTATCTGACAAATGTCAGAATCAGAATAACGTATATTACAGTGTAGAAAATAATACAATAGGTGAGGCCGCTCTTATTAGCTTAGATGAATACGGGGAGCAGAACATTAGCGGCGTATTTCTAAGCGAACCCAAGAAACGTGGCCAGAACTCGGGCGGTAGACGCATACGCAAGGGCTTCACTACAACAAACACAAACAAACTAGCGGCATGTGCTAAGTTGAAAACCTTAGTTGAATCTAAGAAATTAACAGTAAGCAGCAAACCACTAATCACAGAGTTCAAACACTTTGTTGCGACTGGTGTTGGATATGCAGCTAAGCCAGGAGAGCACGACGATTTAGTCATGGCATTGCTACTAACTATTCGTATGCTACATGTACTCAAAGACTATCACAAAGAGCTTGGAGTCAATTTACGTGACTACGGCGACGATATAATCGAGCCAATGCCATTTGTCGCGATGTTCTAACTCTAAGGTAAATATAAGCATGAACAACGTAGCTGACAAATTATATAACATCCTTGGTACCAAGTTTAATAATACCGATATTAAGACACTAGATTCGAAAGGTAAAGAAACAATAGACATGGAAGAAATTGAAATGTTTAGCTTCGACTTCCTAGTAGATTCTCGCAACTATGGTCCTGTTGTAATATTACTGAGTGCTAATGATAACCTAGAAGTATATTACGGTAACAACACTAGCAAATCACTTGATATTAACGCTAAGAAAAAATGGGAGAACTTAATTGAACACTTGAGTACTTTCGCGCGTACTAACAGACTAGGGTTTAGCTTAAAACACACTACAGATTTAAAGTACGATTTATCAAACATCACAGATATTACAGATATCTCTGAAAGCTATAGAAATATATTTGAAGGTTATTACGGTACATCTAGAACAAGCTATAACAAAATCCAAGAAAAAGCAAAAATTATTATTAGACATTCTAAAATAATTGGCGAAGATGATAAACGCTTCCGTAACATCAGCGAATTGTTTATTGAGAATGCAGCTGGCGAACGTTTCAAATTACCATTTACTAAATTAACAGGGGCTAGAGCAATGGCTCGCCACGTTACTGAAGGCGGTAACCCATACGATTTATTTGGCGTACATATTTGTGAAATGGTTAAAGACATTAATACACTTGGCGGTTTTGTTAGACGTTCCAAGTGTTATGAAGGTAACGAAGAAGCACTTGCATTAGTTGAAACCGGTCGCACACATTACAACGCTATGCGTAAAGGTTTAAAACAAATAGCTGGCAAGCGCGGATACCACACATTCAAAGAGAGTTGGGAACCATCTGAGATTACAGAACAAGACACAGATACAAATGCTATCCGCGCATTGTTTACAGAGAAATCAGTTAACCAACGCACCGAAGATGCATTACCTTTGCTTGCACGTTTACAGCAAATGGCCGAAGAACAAGGCGTTGATGAGAATACCGGTGTTACTGATTACAGTACTGGATATAATCCAGGCCCAGGCGGTTCTCGCAACGAGCTATTAGCTAAGTACGCCAAAACAAAAGATCCTAAGGATGCTGATGCAGCATTCCGTATGGGTGCCACCGAGCAAGAAGTAATAGACGCGAGAGACAAAATGCAAGAAGTTAACGAATTTGAAGATTGGGCAGACAACATTGTTGAAGGTACCTGGGCTGTTCCAGAAACACCAAAGCAACTTAGAGCACTTAAATTATTCTTATCAAAAGAACAACCACTAGGCATTGATGCAATGAATGTCTCGGATGTATTATATGATATTATCGGAGATGATGATCTTTATGACTTGTTTAGCGAGATAGCAGAACGCGAGCCAGAGTCAGACGCTCGTCCAATTGTAATTAATTGGATTAGAGATGCTGTTAAGGATTTAGATTTTGTAAATCCAAATGTAGTAAAGAATTTAAGAAAAGTTATTCAAGGTGTGAAGGAAGGCTTTGAAGGCGATCTAGATGCTGATAGCGAAGACGATTTAAATGCCAGGTTTAACAAAGACATGGATACTAATGTAAGACAAGAATCAACTAAAAAGGATACCGAAATGAAACCATTTACAGAATATGTCGCTGAGGCGGAAGCTGATGAAATTGAAGAAGTAGTAGAAACAGAAGTAGAAGATGACGCTGAAGTAGTAGATGAAGCTGAAGAGACAGAAACTAAAGAATGGAAGAAACCTTGGGAGAAAGACGACAAGGAAGAAGATGATAAAGAAGATGATAAAGAAGAAGTGTCTGAGACTGGTGCACCACTTGTTGCAATGAATGATCAAAACGATCTCGGCTCACTAATGCAACGCACTAACTATTTACTTAACAAATAAAACATTCCTCTAATGTTTCCGAAACGGCTCCGGCCGTTTTATTTTGGCTAACAAACCTGTTGCATTTTTTCACTGTTTATCTTATAATACGCAGGTGATCCAGACAATTAGAATAAAAATTTCAGGGCACACCTTAAAGACGATAAATAATCGTATGCTACAACACGCCGAGAAGGTTGCGTAGTATTAGGACATTACACAGGAGATAACTATTATGGCCTCATTAGCAGATATTCGTGCTCGATTAGCAGCACAAGACAACAAGAAAAACAAATCTTTTACAGACGGCGAAGGCCCTGTATACCCCCACTGGAACATAGACGAAGGCTCTACAGCCATTATCCGTTTCTTAAACGACGGTAACCCAGACAACCCTTACTTTTGGGTTGAACGCGCTATGTTTAAATTTCCGTTTAACGGAGTCAAAGGTGACCCAACAGCAAAAAGCAATATTATTGTACAAGTTCCATGTATGGAAATGTATGGTGAGAAAGATGCTGTACTCGACGAAGTACGTACATGGTTTAAAGATCCTTCATTGGAAGACATGGGCCGTAAATACTGGAAGAAACGTACATACTTGTTCCAAGGTTTAGTACGCCAGGATCCAATGAATGGTAAGACACCAGAAAACCCAATTCGACGTTTCATGATTAGCCCACAGATTTTTACGTTAATCAAGAATAGCTTAATGGATCCAGAGATCGAAAACTTGCCTACTGATAGTAACGCAGGCTTAGACTTCCGTATCCAGAAGCAAATGAAGAGCGGTTACGCTGATTACACAACTTCAAGTTGGGCACGTAAAGAAACAGCATTAACCGACGACGATGTAGCAGCTATTGAAGCTAACGGTTTAAGCAACCTTACAGACTTCTTGCCAGCGAAACCAACTGAAGAAGTTCAGAAAGTTATCCGTGAGATGTTTGAAGCATCTGTTGAAGGTGAACCATATGACCCAGCACGTTGGGGCGCATACTTCACACCAGCAGGAATGGCTAAGACCAAAACTGATGATGATGCAACACCAGCAGCAACTACACCAGCAACACCAGCGGCAACAGTTGCTACAGAAATCACAACAGAAACTGTAGACACACCAGCCACTGAAGCAGTTGTTGAAGCAGTTGTTGAACCAGTTGTTGAACCAGTTGTTGAAGCAGCGGTAGCGGTTACTGAAGAAGCACCAGCAGCAAATACACAAAAGGCTCAAGACATACTAAAGATGATTCGTTCACGCCAGCAGTAAGGTAGAATGAAGTTTTCATTAGTGTTCAATGAATCAGGCGATAGTATCGAGTTTGATGCTATTCAGCCTGACGTTGTTGAGTTTTACGTTAATTGGTTAGATTCCTCCGGAACAAACAACTTCGTAATACGACCAAAGCAAACTGAACCACTAACATCTTACGACAGATCAGAACTCAGGCAATACTTCGCTGAACTTGTTCCACGTCTCAGAGATGAATATGGTATTAGTTGTTTCGATGACATCGATCTTACAACAGATTGGTTTAATCAGGACAAGCTGAATAGGATACACGAGTGTTATGTTAAAATGTGCTTGTTACACGATCCTAATATCAATTATGAATTTTCCAAAACTCCGGAAGATATGTATAAGTTATTAACGTTAAATCAAGGTGTGCATTGGTCGGAGAAAAGATGGATGGCAAGGTTTATGAATGTTATACACCAAGCGCCAGACTTTGTTTTACCACCAGCAAACCCATTTAAACATGATATCACCACATTTGATTTATGTAATTTAAGTATCATGTATGGCGGGTTAGGCAGGCAAACATTTGACAAGTGGCAGTGTTGGGATGATAACATCAATGATGTTGATACTCGCAACTTCGAAGATTTGTATGGGGACATACATTTAAATCTAGATCGACCACGCACTATGTTACCACCACCCGAATACGTTGAGTACTGTACAGACCACAATGTGGTTGCACAAGGTACACATGTTGCATTGGGTAATGCAGTAGACTTACCTGACAGGTTAGGTATGTATAGAGAAGTCATGCACAATAATCTAATAGAAACACAGGATAGTGTTAGGATTATATTATGAAGTTTTCAATTGTTTATAATAAGTCTGGAGACACTATACCATTTGTAGCATTAGGCCCCGGCACTTTTGAGATGTTGGAATACTATGTGCAAAACTTAGATGATAAAAGTCTTAATACATTTAAGACTTCTGCGGAGTCAGACCTAGCTGCAAAGTGTAAAGAGTTACGCGACTGTATAACTGATGTTAATTCATTTATATATCCGTTTATCGAGACGGAAATTACAGAGTTACACAACAATGAAGATTGTTTAGACCAGTACGTACTTAACAAGCTACATGCTGATTGGGTAAACAGTCAGAGTTTAGAATATAATTTTATCGATAAGAAAGAAAGATATAGTAACAGTGATTTGGTTACTGAGGTGTGCAAGCTGTTTCCGGATGATATACCGGTAGCACCAGTTTCGTCTGTTTTATCAAGACTTGGGTTGGACAAAAGGTACGGTAAACTAAACCAAGACGTTCACAATGTGGAAGTGTTGTTCAATAGGATTAATTATCAAGCAGCAGATACTGACTGGATTCAAATTGATAATCCGTTTAGTAAAGCACTAGCAACAAATGATATTTGTCATTTTAATATCAAATTTAATCATCTTGGAAGACCATTATGTGGAAAGTTTGAAACGTTTGATATGAACCTCGAACACAATGACGAGAACTCGTTTAACGAACTACTTGGGTATGTTACGATATCATTAAAACAACCAGAAACAATACCATTTAGTAAAGAATACATTGCTTGGTGCAATGAGCACGACAAGATACCGTCGAGTAGAAACATAGGTATCGGCAATGTTGTCGATATACAAGATAACTTAACGAAATATAGAAAAGTTATGTACAGAAATATAAACGATGCTAACACGTTTAGCATTGTAATTAATTAAGGAGAAGACACAATGAGTACTAAGCCCTTCGATGTAAGCAAGTTTAGAAAAAGTATCACAAAATCAATTGACGGCCTTTCAACAGGCTTTCATGATCCAAAAGATTGGATCTCAACAGGTAGCTATGCACTTAACTATCTAGTTAGTGGAGACTTCAACAAAGGCATCCCACTTGGTAAGGTAACAATATTCGCAGGCGAGTCCGGTGCAGGTAAAAGTTACTTCGCATCCGGTAACATCGTTAAGAATGCACAAGAGCAAGGTATTTTTGTTGTATTAATTGACTCAGAGAATGCACTCGACGAGAAGTGGTTACATGCACTTGGTGTTGATACAAGCGAAGATAAGTTAATTAAATTATCAATGTCGATGATTGATGACGTAGCTAAAACTATTAGTACATTTATGAAAGACTACAAAGCACTCGACGAAGAAGATCGTCCTAAGGTTTTATTTGTAATTGATTCTCTTGGCATGTTACTTACACCAACAGACGTTAAACAGTTTGAAGCTGGTGACATGAAAGGCGATCTAGGACGTAAACCAAAAGCACTTACAGCACTTGTTCGTAATACTGTAAATATGTTTGGCGCGTACAATGTAGGGCTAGTAGCAACCAATCACACATACGAAAGCCAGGATATGTTTAACCCAGATGAAGTTATCAGTGGTGGACGAGGCTTTATCTTTGCATCTTCAATTGTAATTGCAATGAAGAAAATGAAACTTAAAGAAGATGAAGATGGTAACAAGACTACACAGGTACATGGTATCCGTGCAGGTTGTAAAGTAATGAAAACACGTTACGCAAAACCATTTGAAAACATCCAGGTTAAGATTCCTTACAAGACTGGTATGAACCCGTACAGCGGCCTGTTTGACTTAGCTGAACAAAAAGAATTATTAGTTAAGCAAGGTAACAGTTACATCTATACTACCAGAGACGGTGAAGAAATCAAAGCCTTCCGTAAGAAATGGGAACGTAATGAAGACGGCATCCTGGACAAGCTAATGTTAGACATGGCTATGTCAGATAAAGCTGAACTTGAAGATGGTTTAGATCTAGATGAAGTATTTGACAACATCGAAGAAGATACTCAGGTATAATTTCGTGGTAATGTTTTATAACGATATATAAAGCAAACCGCTTAGGAGAAATAGATTGGAACTAGATATAGAAGTACATTTACAAGTTTGGAAAGAATTAAAACCACATCTGATGGGCGGCGATGTTACGTCCGCAGCGGAGGATTTTATACATGTGTTATTAGAGCACGGTATTGATGCAAACGAAGTTATAAAGTATGCAGTAGACAGTGATTTGAAATCAGTCCTTAGGGAATTTGCAGATGATGAACACTTCGACGAAGAAGAAAATGAATGGCACGAGTACGAAAGTGAGGATGACGGGCGATAATGGTTAGATATAATCAAGTTGTTACAAACATAGCATTAATCCCTAATTTTCTAGATTACTATGAGAATGAGTTAAAGGATGCTAGACGTGATGTTATTATCAATGGCAGCGTAGAAAAACAACTTCGGGATCTTCCTGGTATCACAGAACACCGGTTTAATCAATTGCAAGAAATTGAAGCATTACTTAATTTTCTAAACGTACAGATTAGGAAAACTCGTCACACACATTATAAGAAGTACCTTGAAGGCTACGCTAAAGCATTATCAAGTCGCGACGCTCAGATATATTCTGACGCTGAAGATGAAGTAATTGACAGTGAAGTTTTAATTAATGAAGTGGCATTACTACGTAACAAGTACTTAGGTGTAATGAAAGGAATTGAAGCTAAGAACTTTCAATTAGGTCATATCGCACGCCTTAGGACAGCAGGGCTAGAAGATATCAGCGTCTAATAGATTATGGACAACAATAAAAATATAAGGTTGGTGTCGGGTGGGTTCGATCCTATACATGCAGGTCATATTGCTTTATTAAAAGCAGCCAGAAAAGAATTATCAGATCACATTCATACAATAGTTGCATTAAATTCAGATGATTGGTTAGTACGTAAGAAAGGCACGTATTTTATGCCATGGGAAGAACGCGCTAAGATTCTGGACAACATGGAAGGTGTGCAGGAAGTAATGAAGTTCAATGACAGTGACGGAACAGCAAATGACGCAATAGCGAAATGTAAAGAACGCTGGCCTGGTTACACTGTACACTTTTATAATGGTGGCGACCGCAGTAAAGGAAACATAATGGAAATTATGAAGTACAGCGACGATCCTTTAGTAAAGTTTTATTTTGCGGCAGGCGGCGACATTAAAGAAAACAGCTCATCGGATATATTAAAAGATTGGCTCAACAGGCACATGGATTTAACAGAGCGCAATTGGGGGTCATACAAGGTGCTCGGCGAGTTGACAGGTGCAAAAATAAAATTCTTAGATGTTGCACCTGGTAAATCATTAAGTATGCAGAAACATGAACATCGCAGCGAGCACTGGTTTGTGGCATGGGGAACAGCGACATTAGAAATGCACGAAGGTGATCTAGAGGATAATAGACCAAATATCATGCAGCTGGGCAGACATTCACTTATTACAGTCCCGGTTGGTCATTGGCATAAACTGAGTAACAATAGCAACGACAAACTATACATTGTAGAAATACAATACGGCGAAAAATGTGAAGAGTCAGACATAGTAGTTCAACTAGTAGATAAATAAAGTTAAATATTAGGAGAGATATTAGATGGCTTTACGCACATTTCGAATAATGGGGCAAGCGTACTCATTAACTGATGAAGTTTCAGTTCTAGCAGAGTTCAATGGAGTACTAGTGCATGATGGTGTTGTACTAACAACAGCCACAGTCGAACCAGACCAGAATACAGCACGTGATGTAATGATAGAATTTGATGTAGAGGATACACTTTACAACAAAACTGTATCAAGTTCATTTGTGGTTTCGGGCGGAACATTTATTATCTCTGGCATGATGGCCAATAAAACTAATCACGCAGATCTCGCAGAATTCAACTACATGTGGCAGACAGTAAACCAGTCGCCTATGAAGACAAATATAACAGTAGATGGTATACTAGTGGATATTATTGAATCTTACGGTTGGCACTACAGAACACCAGACGGATCAACTATAACGATGGACTGGAAAATTCCGGAGCCATATACCAAACACGATCTTCCGGGCCATGTCAGAATCTCACCAGATTTATGTGTTGCTGGAAAGGAATATAGGATTCGCAGAGTAGGTTCAACTGACTTTACACAGATCGGCGCTAGTGATAACCGCAGGCGAACTCAGTTTGTATGTACTAAAGCAGGCTCAGGCTCAGGCTCTGTTTATCCAACTGGTAATTAACAACCAATTTAACCTCAATAAAACCAATGACTTAGTGTCTAATAGAATCAACGACTTACAACTATTTTCCTAACTCTAGTAAAATCAATGACTTGCAACCAACATTAATTAGTCTCAAAGGTAGACCTTTTGGACACCTTTGCTATAATTACTATAACAGTTAGGCAAAGACCCAACTACTATTAACTAGAACTTACAGGAGTTCGCAATGCAAGTAACAATCAACCAAGGCGAGTATCGCGGCATAGAAGTTCACAACCAAACGTTTGAATTGGTTGCTGATGTTAAAGAAGGTGCGCGAGGCCATTTCATTACAGTCCGTCCAAATGCTGAGATAGGTGAAGGACGTGACAAAATCCGTATTAAAGTATTACCACAGAATATTGAATACCCAGAAGGTGTTCAACTTAGTACTTCCCCTGTAGCCGAAGCGGTGCAGTTAGCCGTACCAGCTAAAATAGAAACTGACGAAGAGGTTATTGCACGTATAGCAGACCGCTTCGAGATTCTAGAGGAAATGACTGCCGCTGCAATTGAAGCTAAGGTGCGTGGCATGATAGTTGTAGGACCTCCAGGTGTTGGTAAATCGTATGGTGTAATACGCCAGCTAGAGAAAGCTCATTTGTTTGATCAGGTTGCTAACCGCATGCCGAAATACGAAATTGTAAAAGGTGCAATGTCAGCACTAGGCCTGTACATGAAACTCTACAACAATAACGATGCAAATCAAGTTATCGTGTTTGATGATTGTGATGGAATTTTAATGGACGACCTGAGTTTGAACTTGCTGAAGGCAGCACTAGACAGTGGCAAGCGCCGCAAGATATGTTGGAACTTAGATTCTAACGCACTCCGCGCTGAAGGTATTCCAGATAACTTCGACTTTAAAGGTAGCGTGATCTTTATCACTAACATACAGTTTGATAATATCCGCTCTAAGAAGTTGCAGGATCACTTGTCAGCACTTCAGTCACGTTGTCACTACCTGGATCTTACAATGAATACGATGCGCGATCGCATGTTACGTATTCGTCAAATCCATAACACAGGCGAACTGTTTGCACACTACCGCTTCAAAGGTAATGAAGGCGATCAGATTGTTGACTACATGGAAGAGAACAAGGACCGCTTACGTGAATTATCATTGCGTATGGCAGTGAAGATCGCGGACTTGATGAAGGTTACTAAAAACTGGAAACGGTTAGCTGAATCAACTGTAATGAAGAACAGCTTCTAAGGGAGACTGACATGTTTGAACATAATGATACATTAAAGTACTTACCGGGTGGAGTTATAGTAACAGTCACCGAAGTACATGACAGACATATTGTAGCAGTAACCGATGACGATATGGAAGAATATGTTGATATTTACGAAGACGAATATGATCAGTACGAGAAGGTAAAGTCTTAAAGTTTAGAGAAGAACGGACGTTTTAATTTCACATCTTTGACTCCTGTAGAAACGTCCGATTACTCTTAGAGCCCGAAAGGGCTCTTTTTTATTGCAAAAAGAATGACGAGGAAGTAACAGATGTGCTATAATAAGTTATGACGGAGAAGAAGATATTTTGCCACCACCCGTGGACCAATTTGGGTATTAATGCAAACGGTAAATTGAAACCGTGTTGCAGATTTGCACCTGAAGAGATAGTCGATGATTTTGGGCAGATGATGAATATCAAAACGCACTCAATAGCTGACTACAAGAAGACCAAGTTCCTTAGGAGAACCAAGCAGCAACTACTAGACGGTGTATGGCCCAAGGGTTGTGACCGTTGTAAGTACGAAGAGGATCGTGGCATTGACAGCAAGCGCCAACTAGACTTCACAAGGTGGCAAGAAGCGTACAAGGGCTATGACATGGAGTCAGGTAAGTTCATAACATCTAACATAGCACTTGGTACCGTATGTAACTTGAAATGTATAATGTGTCGCCCACAAGTATCAAGCGCATGGCGCAAAGAATGGAATACAATTTATAATACCGAGTACAAAGATTTCAAAGTAACCAAGCACAACTTTGTGGAAGAGTTCACTGAGAGCGCACCAAAATTAATACACTTAGATGTGACAGGTGGCGAACCATTCCTGAATGAGTTAGAACAGCTCAAAGGTATAATGCAATTTCACATTGATACAGACAACGCTAAGGATATGTGTGTACACCTAACGACCAACACTACGATATATCCAGATGACAGCATCTGGAAACTACTGTCGCACTTCAAAGAAGTAGATATGCAGCTCAGCATAGATGGAATTGGTAAACGTTTTGAGTACATACGATTCAACGCTAAGTGGGACGAGTCACTACCAATTATTAAACAGTTCATTGAGGCTGAAAAGAAATACAACAACGTGCGATTGAGTGTAAGCTGTACGATAAGCGCATACAACATATATTACCTGGACGAGTTTACTACGTGGTGCGAAGATATTGGATTACCTAAACCGTACTTTGGTCCTGTGTTTGATCCGTTCCATTTAATGCCTGGAGTATGGCGCGCTGATATTAAAGCAAAGATAGCAGAACATTTAAATGAGAGTAGCAACGAGATTGTTAGGCAATGGGCAGCTTCTATTATAGCAAACCCAGAAGACGAAGAACGGTTTGATGAGTTTGTAGAATTTACTCGCACACATGATGAGTACAGGAAGAACAATTTTGTTGAGACGTTCCCTGAACTATCAGCACTACTTAAAGAAGCTGGTTGCCTAAATGATATATTATGGAAATAGATATATTCGGAGTAAGAGAAATGCCTAAACTAAAACCTGTAGTTGAAAAGATTGTACTGCAAGCTAATCGAGATGCGATGCACGGTGACCTTATGGTTAAGGTCCGACTCAACCGTTATGACTTACGGTTTATGTCTAACATCGAACAGAAGTACTTGTCTAAAGACAAGCCACTTAGTCCAGGCCAGAATGAACTGTACGAAAAGATTGTACACAAATATAGAAAGCAACTCAGGAAGCTAGGTGTAAATTACAGAGATGTAATTGCATTGCCATGGGAGAATGGTATCATTGAAGTTGATACGTTAACTCAGCAAACATATTTCAGACTTGCTGAAATTGACAATAATACTGTGATCCAACTTTACTTTAACTTTAACAAACAACAGATTGAAACAGTTCGTGAAATTATTCACGACGACGGCGGCAATCATTTAAACCGCGGCACCACCGTTAGTTTCGGTAATGGCCAAAAATATAATTTTACTTGGAACAAGGACGACAAGATTTGGCAAGGTCCATTTAACGTATATCTATTTAAACGGTTGTACGAATTCTCTAAGAGTATTGGAGTACGAATCGAAAGATCAGTAACTGAGTTTATAGAGAAAATGGAAGCACGTGGATTAGAGAATGCTTGGACACCACATGTACACGTAACCGACGGGCAGATTTATATCAGTCACTTAACAGAAACGATGTTACCGTACTTAGAGGATATTGACTTCTCAGATACGTCTGTGCAGAACTTAGAGCGTCTGACTAAGCTGGGATTAACAGGCCCGTGTATGCACGGCGCAATCGATCAGTACATAAATAGTGTATCGTCAAACACCAAGCACAATATTATGAATGACGATGACGTTAACACTTTAAAGAAATACGTTAAAGAGAGTGGCCGCAAGGTACTTCTTTATTCGACAATTGGTTGGAAGCCATCTAGAGATTCAATAGGATTCGGGTTAACAGAATGGGATGATAATGTACTTCGCGTAAATGCCGGAGACGTGAGTACTGCCGAAGCAATTGACAAATTCAAGGAAGAAGGGTATAATACATTAATATCCACAACGGCCATTAGCAATCTATTCCTTAACCAGGATCAGATTGGTAAGTTTGCATTAGAAGCAGACAAAGTACTATACATTTCAATAGCAGGGACTACGTGACAACAGCAACTATAATAATAAAAGATGAAGTCAATTGTAAAATACAAAATTTAGATTTAACTACAAGACAAAAATTATCCAAACGTTTTAAGTACCAAGTGCCTTATGCAAGGCACATGCCTTCGTTTAAGCTAGGAAGATGGGATGGCAAAGTAGCGTTCTTCCAGCTTGGCGGTAGTACGTATATATCAATGCTAGACGAAATCCTTCCTATACTTATAGACGAAGGATACGATATACAGTTAGACGATCGTCGCAACTACAGTTCGCATTTTGAATTTCCGAAAGTAGATGTAAACACATTCTCACATATTACATGGCCGGAAGGACATCGCTTTGAGGGCGAGCCTATTGTATTGAATGATCATCAAGTAACTTCCATAAACAACTATCTCGAAAATCCACAGTGTATGCAGGAAATCGCTACCGGTGCAGGCAAGACAATTATAACAGCCGCACTTAGTTTATTCGCAGAGCCATATGGTCGTAGTATTGTAATTGTACCTAACAAGTCCTTAGTAACACAAACAGAAGAAGACTACATCAACATGGGGCTGGACGTCGGTGTGTACTACGGTGGCAGAAAGGAATGGAACAAGACGCATACAATTTGTACATGGCAAAGTCTTAATCAGTTATATAAGGATTCAAAGAATGGCAAAGCACTCTTAACACTTGATGAATTTCTTGATGATGTTAAGTGTGTTATTGTTGATGAAGTGCATAGTGCTAAAGCAGATGCACTGAAGGCAATGCTCACAGGCCCAATGGCGCACATACCTTTAAGGTGGGGCCTGACAGGCACAGTACCAAAAGAACAATTTGAATTAAAGACTATTGAATGCAGCATAGGTAAAGTTATCGGGCAGGTATCAGCAGCAGAGTTACAGAAGAAAGGTTTACTTGCTAACTGCCACGTACACATTAAGCAGCTACAGGACAACAGAGACTTGGGTAACTACCAAGCAGAACTAAAATACCTGCTTACAGACCCTGACAGGCTAGATCACATAGCTGAAATGATCATAGGCCAATCATTAACAGGCAACACATTAGTACTTGTGGATAGGGTAGTTGCGGCTACTGAGTTAGCATTACGGCTACCACCAGACCGTGCATCAGTTGTAACGGGCAAGGTAAAAGTAGACAAGCGCAAAGAAGAATATGATGAAGTAGCAAGCACAGACAATAAGATTATCATTGCCACATATGGAGTAGCAGCCGTAGGACTTAATATACCACGTATCTTTAACCTTGTGTTAATTGAACCAGGTAAGTCTTTCGTTCGCGTAATACAAAGCATAGGGCGAAGCCTACGTGTTGCTGACGACAAGGACTACGCAGACATATACGATATAACAAGTAACTGCAAATTTGCAAAACGACACCTTACAAAACGTAAACAGTTTTATAGGGAGGCCGAGTACCCATTTAAAGTAGAGAAGATCCACTGGAAATGAACTACGCCACAGATAAACTAATTATCATGCGCTACCCGGGCTCGTGCGGTGGTAAGTTCTTAATTAATAGTCTTGGGTTAAGCAACGATGCAGTGTTCCAACATGCGTGGTACGCTGAGCAACAACTGATTGGTAAGTTCACTCCGACAGATAAGTTACAATATCTGTTAACAGAAATTAAAGATGTGTACACTGGATGGACTGATCTCAATTTGGGTTGTTTCCAAATGTTTGGAATATTCACTGAGAACCAGACGTTAGACGCAGAATGGGATCCGATTCTTAGCGAGGTAATAGATAGTGGTAAGTATTTCTTTATTGTTGCACACGGTACAGAAGATTATAATAGGATAAAAGGTATATGGACTGGCGCCAGCAGTGTACAGTTTATTAATTGTCCTAATTTTATACGGACAGCCCGACTAGAAGGTCGTGTTCTTAAGTACGCGGCGGTTGATGACGAACCCGAGCACACATGGAACGCAGAATGGTTCCTAGATGAAGATGCCACTACATTACACATTAAAGATTTATACCAAAAACTTAACCTCAGTGACTTTAACGAAAGTTATGTTAGGCAGCTTTTTCGTATGTGGAGAGATAAAATAAAAACAAGTACGGTGTATTACTAGTGGCTATAATGGGACATTATTCTTACGGGTCGGACGTGATGCGGATTGATACCAGATCTGACGATATAGTAATAGAAGAAATTAACAGATCGTTACCGGACTTTATAGCAGTACCAGTAAAAGAACACATGGAACAAGCGAACTATAGATTTGGTTGTATGCGTCTAGATGATTCACTGGCAATTGAACAAGAGTGTTTTAGGCTGATAACAGTCTGGACAGACAGCATCGACAGCACTATGATGGCCGCCGACCACGGCTATGCTCATCCAAAGTTTAACCCATCTGAGATTGTATTCATTAAAGATATACAGTGTCAGCCTGAGGTTGCATGGGCAGTTGACAATTCGTTTGATGGATTATATGTACTGCGAAGCGAGGACCCTAGTTTAACTAGTACAAGGTTTAGGTTCGCAGTGTACATGAAAGAAGAACACGTTACCTTTTGGAAATTAAAATACAATGGCAGATAAAAACAAAAACAAAAACCCGATAGACTTCTTCGGGCAGACAATTGGAGCAGGCGACTATGTTGTTGGAGGACAAGGTCACGAACTTGCATTATACCGAGTGTTAAGACTAACACCTAAGATGGTACGTATTGCAAAATTTAATGCAAAAACAGATGCAGCTAAAAAAGGAAAGTTACGTTACAGTAACGAACTACTTAAAGTAGATAATGGGCTAGTCACGTTTTATGTTATGAAGAACTAGACAAAAGCAGTTAAAGGTTATATAATAAACTATGAGAATCCACACGCTTGACGACACGAGTTTTGAACTCAACACACTACCAGAAGAGATAGATGATATGAGGTTTGCTATTCTTGATAATAGCAACCCGACCGAACCAGACTTTATGTACATTCCATTAATCTTCTTAGAGAGCTTTACTAGTCCAGCACTAGTATTAAAGATAGGCAATCATAAAATTAAGATGCCCGTAGATTGGGAAATCATAATTGGCGAAGACGAAGTTGGCGACCTAGAAACATTGCCGCTAACATCTATTAACGATAGAGACTTTAAAGCATTTCAGTTTAATAGTTTATCTGCTTTCAGACCAACGTTTGAATTGATTGAAATAATAGATGTATACAGCGAAGTAAATTGGTACGCACCTAAGTTAAAGAACGGCCAGTTTCTTGCAGTTCCATTAGAGGAAGGCCCGAAGCCAAGATGCGTATACTTTATTAAAGAAATTTCACGTAACTGTGAAGTGATTGATTACAATAGTTTATGGTAAGATAATGGCAGCACCACAAATACCACTAGGACAAATAATTACAGCAATGGACCGCAAGGATAGAGACTTTTATGATAACTTGTCTGAAGAGTTAAAGAAAAAGTTTAGTCCATTCATTATGCTGAAGTACAGCGCATCACTTGGACCTCCGAATAACTTTAATAGGCATCTACCACTTCCGACGCCAGACATGATGAACTATTATTTACAGGCAACCAACTATCATGCCAACAAACACATGTTTGATCTTGCTAAACATCCGAAGCTACAGTGGTTGATGCTTACAACAGTGAGTCCGGCGATGGGCGATCAATCTCATGTATGGATCAAAGGTAAGCCTAAACCTAAGAATGTAAACGCACCAATTAAGAAGCAGTTGTTGGAATTGTTTCCGTTTATGAAAGAAGATGATGTTGACGTACTAAGTACATTAACAACTAAGAAAGAGCTCAGGCAATATGTCAAAGACCACGGCGAAAGTTAATAGACTAGTTACTAGCGGATGCAGTTACATGAATCATCATGCATTAGGTGGTGGTCCTGAGGATTTAGCACACCAATTAGAAATAAACAAGTTTCACACGCTGTCAATGGATGGTCTATCTAATAGTGCTATAATCAGATTAACAGTAGCCGACAGTATGCAAGCGACTGAACCAACACTGTACATTGTTAGCACAACGTTCTTACAACGGTTTGAATTGCCTATACTAAGAAAAGTAAATAACGAGAAGTGGGGATCATTCGGAAATGCAACGCCACTTGATACTAGAGAATATGATGAGTGTGTGATTGACTTAGAGAAATACGTTGATCTTCATATGCAGTATAGTATTAACAGCGTTAAAGAACATATATATTCGCTGTACCAGCAGCTTGCAATGATGATCGATAGTGTAAAATCGCGTGGACATAAAATTGTAGTTTTTAATTCAGCTGAACAGCTACTAAGCGAGACACAGTTCTTAGATCCAAATGATGTTAGATTCTTAGACAACTACAGTACTGAGATCATTGATAGGCTCGAATGGCTATCAGTTACATGGCAGCATGAGCAAGGGGTTAAGCCAGACCCGGCAGATATAATACAGAATATTCCGTGGTGGAGTCAACACCCAGCAGCAGGCGAACACAGATTCTTAAATGAATTCTTAACTAATTACATTAACACAAACAATATATTATGATAGAGGCATCTACTAAAACAGACACATACGCTTGCCAGTATTGTCACAAAGAATTTAAAAGCGAGCGCACACTTCTAGTCCATGCCTGCGAACAAAAACGTAGATGGCATGCTAAGGACGAGAAAGGTGTCACGCTTGGTATGCATACGTATGTTAAATTCTATCAGTACAACCAAGACAGAGCCAAAACTAGAACGTTTGAGGACTTTGTTACAAGTCCGTACTACACTGCATTTGTGAAGTTTGGTAATTACTGCATCAATACAAAGTGCATTAAGATTGATAGGTACATAGATTGGATTGTTGCATCTGGAATCAAGTTAGATAAATGGGCAACAGACGCAACGTACACACTGTTCCTTGACACCGCACTGAAGACTGAGAATGTTAATGATGCATTAACACGGGCAGTCGAGTACAGTTTGGAATGGGGCGAAGAAAAGAGTATGCAGCCCGAAGATATTATGCGTTACGGTAGCGAGAACAGATTATGTCATGCTATAGTAACGGGTAAGATAAGTCCCTGGATAGTTTATCAATCTGAAAGCGGACAAGAGTTCTTAGCCAGGTTGTCGCAGGAACAGATGCAAATAGTTTGGGACGTAATTGATCCTGATCACTGGCAGCCAATATTTGAAAAGAAGATAGCAGACGTTAAGTACGTTGAGGAGATTTTAGATGCAGCAGGTTGGTAAGAAAATATATAATAAGATTCGTAGTCTGTTTGTAGTTGACTTACCTGAGTTGCCGTGGGAGGCAGAAGAACGGATTTTCAACAGTCTCACCGAACAAGAAAAAACGTGGGCAAAATTAACAGCCGACGACAAGCCTAAGCGTTATAACATTGATATTGGCAATATGACATTTAAACAAGCATCAAAGGTAACAGACATTGTAGCTAAACGAATAAAGGAAGGCAAACATTTCAGCTAACGAAACATGGAAGAAGCTTAAACGTCCGGCGCTCAGCCAAGGTCAAATTGACGAAATATATTATTCACATAGAATTTCCTTAGATCCATCAGGCCGCATTTCGGTAGACAGAGGACGTGAGGGACGCAAAAAGACAATGACGGATTTACTTGAATTGGAATTAATAGAATGAGCGCAGATATTGATATTGACTTTGCAAACAGACTTGATATATTACAACATATCAAGCACACTCCAGCGCGGAAGTTACACAAGGAAAAACCCGAACGACACAATAGCGGCGTTTATGTACAGCCTATTCCTTATGACCCGATGCTTGATGCTTCTGCTTTGCACTTTAAAGACGCAGACGAACGTGGATACTTTAAAATTGACTTCCTGAATGTATCTGTATACCAACATATTAAAGACGAAGCACACTACCAAGAAATGTTAGCCCGCACTCCACCTTGGGAACGTTTAAAAGAACCTGAGTTTGTTGAGCAAATCATACATATCGCAAACTACCCTAGGCAGGTAGCACAATGTATGCCGGACACTATACCGCGTATGGCTATGTTCTTGTCGGTTCTTCGCCCAGGCAAAAAACACTTAATGGGTAAACCCTGGAAAGAGATAGCCGAGACAGTGTGGGACAAGGATGATGAAAACTATACATTCAAAATGTCTCATGCAATCGCATATTCACATTTAGTTGTTCTCCATATGAATATTGTTGATACAATGAGCTAATGAGTACACTTGTTTACCTACATGATTATACAATTGCATCCGCTGGGCTAACACCACTAGGGCGAAACATACCAACCACAACAGACTTTAATGAATTCCAAACGTCTGACGCAACTTTAAAAATTGCAATTGTTGAATTTGATTATTGCAATGGCGGCTACGTCGCTAAGCCAACAATCAATTTATTAGCAGACCTTGCATTTGCAGACCTAGTAATGTTTAGATCGATTGAAGGCAACCCGGTAATAGAAACCATAATAAAAAATTCCGATAGGGCGAACTGCATATTTTTCCTTGCATACGTTCCGGCGGTTGAGTTAGAACATGCGACAGTTGTACATGACATGTATTGGCTCAAGTCAACCGCAAGTTTTTATATCGACGGAAGCCCAACCTTTAATATTGGTGTCCACCCGTATACTCAAAAAGACATGTCATTTGACGTAATGTACGGAATAGAAAAACCCCATAGGCGTTTCGTAAAAGATTACATTAATTCAAACTCACAGTTCCTAGAGTCTAGATTTTTAGATCGAAGTTCAGTATACAATGATTCGTACGGCAATGCCGATGACATCTTCTGGGAGGACGGTATCATCCGTGACGAAGTAGCGGATATGATAATACATAACGGAAGCCATATGTTGGCCTCGCAGGTAATGCCAACTAAGGTTTACAATAAAACAGCGTATAGCATAATTTGCGAAACTGATTTTAGTAACAATTATACTTTCCCAACAGAGAAAGTATCTAAGCCGATGATTGCAGGACGTCTTTTTATTGTAATAGGGAGTCAGAACTATTTAAAAGGTTTACGAAAACTTGGATTCAAAACGTTTGATGGTATAATAGATGAATCTTACGATTCAATCGAAGACCACCCTACTAGATGGCAGGCTGCAATGGATGAAGCTATGAAATTAACTCAGCGTCCGCAAGCTGAAATCTTTAAGAAGTGCTCGACTATATTCAAACACAATCAAGAGCAATTAATTAAGATGCAATATCCTTATTTTACGCTGGAGCGATACTTAGAAGAGTATATTAATCGGGCATCTTTCGAACAAGTGTAATTGATTTACGTTTCTTTTTCTTGTGTACTATTTCATTTAGACTTGTTACAGGCCCACTTAATATCTCGAGTGATTTGTTAGCGAATGTTTTAGTATATGGTTTAAACACTCCCCATTCGTGCCGGAGGAATATGTTAATTGGAATGGATCTATTGGACTCCCACCACCATGTTTCACCTAGCGCCAGGAACAACTCTTTAAACTCGGTATTTGGTAATGCGCCAAAGTTATAAAGGCTAGTAATAACACCGTCTCGATTCTGTATGATGCCAACGAATTCTTCATCGGCATACCTGCAGACTGTTAGGAATGGGTACTTCTCTGTTAATTTTTTAAATAAACTATTGTTATTTTCCATACGCTTTATTATTTTCCATAAATACTACATTATGATGACATCCAAAATATATTTATATCATCAACGCCACAAGGTTATTCTTTTGGATACCAGTGGTGAATTTTTCAGCAGGAGATTCCGCCAAGTGTACACAAAGAATTTAACAGCCCACAGAGGCACAGATAACCAGATTCTAATAGAGTTTGTTAACCAAGATCAGAAGCGTGTCGATTTAGATCCGGATATTAAAGCAGGCTCATTCGTTATTGGAAATGAATACACAATAGTAACGGTTGGTGATACTGACTTTATAGCTATTGGTGCAGCAAGCGACACCATTGGTGTTGTTTTTACAGCGACAGGGGTTGGCGCAGGCACTGGTACCGCAGAAGCAACAGAATATGCAGGCAGAACGTTTACATGTAGGTTGATTTCACATGATGGGGATAGCTTGCTATTAGAAAAGCCACTTGATATAGTCAATGCAACAACAGGACAAACTAAGCTAGTCCTAACAGAGCAAGAGCTAGATTTAATTGCTCCGGGTAAAGTAGGGTGGAGTGTGGAACAAGTGTCCACCGGCAATCCATACGAACCTGTATACGTAGATGATAACGCAGGTGGCAGAGGCGTTATGGACGTAGTAGATAGCATTATGCCATCATTCATTGTAAGCGAAATCCTTACTATCCCAGGCGGTCAACCAGGTCCAACTATTGTTACAAGTGTTTTAAATACAGACGATACAGACCTACATACATTCCAATTTGATATGACTCAGTTCAGCGGTGATATTGTTGCCGAAGGCGCAGCAGACATTGATGGAATGTGGTACGACATCCAAACTGAAAGTTTAACATTAAGTGATCTTCACACGTTTAGTATTAGTGGGTATCATCCTTACATTAGATTTAGCATCACAATAACAGCCGGCACAATAGAACAAATTCAACACAGATAATTGGATCACTAAAATTCCAGCCACATATACCACCTAATAAATAGTAGCAACTTAGGAATAGATATGATAAAGAATTTAGTTTCATTTGGGTGTAGTTGGACGTACGGCGACGAACTACTTGATCCAGCCTTAGAAGGCAAAGGTATAGAACCGTACCAGAAGGAAAACGATGCCTATCGCATGGCACACGCCTATCCAGGTTTAGTAGCTGATCATTATGGTTGGACGTACGAAGACATTTCGTGGAATGGGGCAAGTCTACAATCAATGCTTTGGAACTTTAATCACTGGATTGATAACAGCACACCAGAACACATTGCAGAATCTTTAGTCATTGTAGGATTAACAGACGAAGCACGTATGAGCTGGTACAATACTAATTACTTAAACTCCAAACGTACAGGCCAGCACGATGCACATCGCTACGTACATTCAGTTTGGGTTGATAGAGACTTTGATATTAAAGGTGAAGAGAACCGCATGGAGTACTGGCGTGATCTACACAAGTTACATTATACGTTATCTGATTGTGAGGATTGGCGTAATACTAATTATGGTACTATTGTAAGGTCATTTGATGGGATTGCAGCTAGAAACAATATTCAGATGTTACAGTTCAATGTACTAACACGCCAACATAAACTTAAGGTTCCAACTCTGATAGAATCATCCTCAGCACTTGAAATGCTAGTGATTCGCGACAAGCCACGTAAAGATCCGTTGTTCCTTCCGAAGAAACATCCAAACGAGAAAGGCCATGCAGTTCTATCGGAATTCTTGATAGACAAGATTGATTCTGTTATACTACATGAATGATCGATATCCTACAGTACTTGCCGGCAAGGACCAAGAAGAGTCCAAGCGGTTGGTTCTCATTCAATGCCCCGTGTTGTATCCATAACGGAGAGACCCCAGACAAGCGCAAGCGAGGTGGGCTTATCCTTAGCGGTGACGATTGGTCATACCATTGTTTTAACTGCGGATTCAAAACACGTTTTGTAAACGGGCAGCAACTTAGTTTAAAGTCTAAGAAGCTATTGCAGTGGATGGGTGTTAGTCCGGAAGTAATTCAAAAGATTAATCTAGACAGTCTGAAGAATAAGAAGATTTACGACATTGCTAAAGATCGCACTAACTCACGCAATGAAATTATTCAACGTAACATATTCTTTAAGAAGCAAACGTTGCCAACATCAGCCCGTAGCATTATGAAGTGCGATAACTGGGCAATTGATTATATAAAGAACGAACGTGGGTTAGACTACCATGATTACCCTTTTAAAATTACACCACAGGAAAAAGGACGCAATAAGCAGCGTATTCTAATACCATACATGTACGGCGGCGATGTTGTAGGATGGACGTCACGTTACCTAGACACTAAGTTTCCGAAGTACTTAAACGAACACCAACAACCGGGTTATGTGTTTGGGTTGGATATGCAGAAAGAGGATTGGGACTTTGTTCTTGTTATGGAAGGGGTCTTCTGTGCTATTAGTATTAACGGTACAGCAGTGTTACACAACGAATTAAGTGAACAACAATTAGCAATACTTCGACGCCAAGGTAAAGAAGTTATTGTAGTGCCCGACCAAGACAAAGCAGGACTTGTATTAGTTGAACAGGCGTTAGAAGCAGGGTTCAGCATAAGCGTTCCGGAATGGCCAGAACATGTTAAAGATGTTAACGACGCCGTTAAAGAATTTGGGAAACTTGGCGCACTGCTAAGTATTATTGCCGTGAAAACAGCAAATAAAGTAAGAGCTAAAGTTATGATCAACGCTCTTATTAAAAGGAAAAAGATAAAGATTAAATGACTACTGATTACACATATGATATACAAAAGTTATTCCTTGAGATGATGATTGCAGACGCACAGACTTTTGTGCGCGTACAAAACATTTTTAATGTTGAGAACTTCCATCCTGAGTTAAGACCAGCAGCAGAGTTTATAGAAAAGCACTCAGACAAGTTCGGCACATTACCTGAATTGTCGCAGTTAGAAGCAATGACAGCAGTTAAACTTGAGGCATTACCTGAAGCAATTAACGATGGACATTACGAATGGTTCTTTGAAGAGTTTGAAGGCTTTACTAAACGACAAGAGCTAGAACGTGCGGTACTTAAATCAGCTGACCTGCTTGAGAGTGGTGACTTCGAACCAGTACTTCCGATAATTAAGGCCGCTGTTGAAATTAGTCTTTTAAAAGACATGGGTATTGATTACTTTGCAGATCCAAAAGCACGACTAAGAGCAATTAAAGATAACAACGGCCAGACTAGTACTGGTTGGGCAACAATGGATGATAAACTGTACGGTGGCTTCAACAGGGGCGAATTACAAATCTTTGCAGGTGGATCGGGTAGTGGTAAATCACTGTTCATGCAAAACTTAGCAGTTAACTGGGTTGAGGCAGGACTTAATGGAATCTTTGTCACGCTTGAACTTAGTGAAGATTTATGTGCTATGCGACTTGATAGTATGATGACAGGCACACCGAGCAAAACAATCTTCAAGAATCTTGACGATGTTGAAATGAAAGTTAAGATGAAAGCTAAGTCAGCTGGCGATTTACAGATTAAGTACTTCCCAGCACAAAGCAATGTCAACGACATCCGAGCATTCGTTAAAGAGTTACAAGTTAAGACAGGCAAGAAGATTGACTTCATGTGTATTGATTACTTGGATCTGTTAATGCCAGTAACTGCCAAAATTAGTCCAAGCGACTTGTTTGTTAAGGACAAATACGTATCAGAAGAAATACGTAACCTTGGTAAAGAAATTGACGTTGTAATGGTAACAGCATCGCAGCTTAACAGGTCAGCAGTTGAAGAGGTAGAGTTCGATCATAGTATGATTAGTGGTGGTATCTCAAAGATTAACACGGCTGATAATGTATTTGGTATCTTAACATCTCGTGCGATGCGTGAACGTGGCAAATATCAGTTACAGCTTATGAAAACACGTAGTTCTGCAGGCGTAGGACAAAAGATCGACCTAGACTTTGACGTAGATACCTTACGTATTGTTGATAATGGGCAGTCTAGCATGGGTCATAGCGGGTCACCATCAAACATCATTAATGACATTAAAGCAAGATCGACTATTACATCCAGCGCACCACAAGAGGTAGGTAAGGTAGCTGGTAAGGTAGACTCTAAAAAGTTAAATGAACTTCTTAACAAAGTTAAAAAATAAAGCTCGAACTGAATAAATATACACAATGACGAGAGCTTACATATGAAAAAGCACACACGTAGTATTTTAGAAGAATTAGAACAGATGCACCATGCCCGCGATTCGCGGTATGTAATTGAAACCCGCGCTGAGAATATCATCGCAAGTGCAATCAATCTAATAGATCTTATGGAAGAAACCTACACCACAGAGGAAGTTGAAGATCTTACTCGCAAGTTACTAAATTCTATTAAACAAAAAGACTCGTTAAAATTTAAGAGGTCGTTAGGACGAGTCAATGAGAGCAAATGAGTTTATAACAGAAAACCCAATCGGTGAACTAAGTACCTGGCTTCAGCAACAATCCATAGGTCGTAAGATGAAGGATAGGGCCAATGCTCAGAAGGCCAAGCTACCATTGATCGCTAAACAAGTGCAGAAGTTAATGGCGTCAAGAGTAGCGCAGATTGCAACATCTAACGTCGAAGATAAAAAACAAGAATTAGCAAAACAAGTGATGTCTGTTATGTCTAGATCTACTAAGGTCGACATTGAAGGCAATCCAGAACTATTTAAAGATTCAATGGACGCTCTTTTATCTGCAATAACAGCAGACGCAAACGGAGTGGCTTCTAATAGCCAAGTACGTACACTTATAACCGACATTGTCGATAAATCATTTAGCGTTAAGATGTCTGGCACCAACCGGATGGACAAATTCAAGCAAGAATTAGCAGCAGGATTAAAGGCAGGTAAGGATCCGGAAGATGCATTAAACGATGCAGCTGAAAGCTCAGGACTAGACCCAGACGATTTTGATACTTCTACTATGCCTGACGTTGGCACTGGCCCAGCTACACCTGTACCAAGTGGCCCAATTGATCCAAATGCAGGGGAAGGGAGTGTTTATTATGAAGACCTTATTACAAAGGTTAAGGAGCACTTAGCAGCTAACCCAGCAAAGTTTAGCAATAGGGATACCGCAGCAGAATTTGTTGATGCTCAATTAGAAGATAACGGCGTCGAAGATCCTGAGGTACGTGATGCTATTGTCGATGCAATAATGCACGATAAAGATATGCCATTTAACTTAGGATTCGAAGAAGAGTTCAGAGCATTAGTGTATTCTCCAAACGGCACACGTTTTAAACAAGGTGACGATGTTGACAATACGGCGTATGTTAAACATAAAGGTATGTGGACCCGCTGGGAAATTGGTGCGCGTAGTAACTGGCGCTTCATGGAGAAAATTACAAGCAAAAGGGATTTAGCAGGGTTAATTGATCTAGCTAAGAAAGCCACCAGCGACATGACCCCACTTACATTCAGACAAGACGATGTTGAAGGTTCTCAGAATCTGTACAGAGTATCCGCTCGATGAATTCAAAGTTTCTAGATACGCACAGCCACATTTTAATGGCGAGCATTGCCAACGCACAAGGGTTAACGTGGTCGCGCGATGCAGGTCTTGTTGACAGCGTAACAAACGAAACTATTTCCGAAGATCCAAGAGAGATTGTTAGAACACTATTACCAGGTTACTCAGCTGACCCATTAAATTTAAGTGTAGAAAGCATCTTAGAGTACGTTTATAAGAGGCACGAGAATCAGCCTGAGAAGATTGAAGAACTAGTAGGTGCTGCCGCAGAAATATTAGCAGAGCACGGTGTTCAGATGCCTATGCCGAACGAGCCTGCCGTACACGAATCAAACGATACAGATGAATACTTCCTTGCGCGGTTACGTAATAGGATTGTTGTCATGGATATGGAACCATTGTTTGATGATACCGGGTCCGTTTACAAAGAATATGTAACAGAAGGTAAGTTACGTGATATGAATCACCTTGAGGATCTAGTACTTGAAGAAGGTCCAAGTGGTTTATACAAATCAATAAAGATTTTACGTGCATTTGCCGAAGGCAAAGCACAAGCAGAAACGACCATTAAATGGGATGGCAGTCCTGCCATAGTATTTGGTAGAGACGACAGTGGTCAATTCTTCTTAACTGATAAGTCAGGCTATCAAGCTAAAGGCTATGATGGCCGGGCGAAGTCAGCTAAAGAATTAGGTAGTATGTTTGCTAACAGGAAGCCAGTTATGGATGCTAGCCGCAAACAATTTGTATCAAGTATGGTGAACATCTTTGATGCATATCAAAAAGCAACACCACAGAACTTCCGTGGCATGATGAGCGGCGACTTAATGTACTCTAGTACCCCGGGCGTTGAAGATAACATATATGTTATGCAGCCTAACGCCGTACGCTATGCAGTAGCTACAGAGTCTAAGCTAGGGCAGCGTATTGGGCAAAGCAATACAGGTATAGTTGTTCACAAGTACATCGGTAATCAGTTTAATACAGTACAAGAAGCAATTAAACAGATGCAAGGTAACGAGGTGTTTGTTATACCTCCTACACATGTACAAACACCATCTGGCATTAACACAGGGCCTATAGATAAACTAGAAGCATTTGCTAATACACATGCAGCAGAAATCAAAACATTGTTTGATCCAGCAGGCCTTAAAGGTATTGCTAACATTCATACATTGTTCTACAAGTACATTAATAACAGTGTAGACACAGGACTTGAAAGTCTAGGCAATGATTTTGAAGCATGGTTAAACACAGAAAATCTGTCAGACAGTAAACGAGCTAATATTGCAAGCTACCTAGAAGCTAACAGGAAGGGAGTAAATGCTTTATGGACACTCATCAGAGGCATTATGAAGGCAAAGGATTGGATAGTAAACGAGTTTGATTCTCATCCTGGCGATGTGCAACAATCAATTGATGGTCAGCAAGGTGGCGAAGGATACGTAGTAAAAACTAAGGACGGCCTGGTAAAATTGGTATCTAGGCATAAATTTACCGCTGCAAATAGAGCCTTACATAGGTAAAAATCTTCCAAAGAGATAAATAATTGTAACGGGATCTTAAAGATACCCACATTAATTAGGAGATTATAAAATGGCAGGCGTAACAAAAGTAAACGGTTTTACACAATCAGATCAGTTTTTTGGTCGTACAATAGTAGGTGTTACAGTATCTACAATGACAGCTTCACCAGCAGATGTTGATGGCGAGCACGTTAAATGGCCAGAACTTGATGCAGCGGTTCAGGCAATTGAAACAATTTGTACAGTTTCAGTAGTAGGCGCGTACACTGCAACAGATACAGCAATCAACTTAATCGTTGAAGGCGTTGATGCAGAAGGCGACAAGTACACATTGGTTAATGGCGATCCAGCAACACTTTTTGAAAAGTTAACTGAATTAACTGGCGAAACAGTACTAGTTTTTGTTATCTAAGTAAAACCTTAGCAAATATAAAAAGCCTCTTTTATTTAGGGGCTTTTTTATGGCTGGACTATCTGCATAGTTAAATACACACATGCCACAGCACATTAAGATACATACAGACTTTGATATAACAAACACAGGTGTGGTACGCAATTTTAAAGAAGGGTTATTGCCATGCAAGGTAGATGGCAAAACAATAAACTCTAGAGATGAGTGGATTAAGTGCAGGCAGCAGCAAGCAAACTGGGAGACACTTATACAAATTATTTCATTGCGTACTCAACCATTGAATATCCGCACGGTTGTTAATACAGCTGACTGGTTACTTGAGTTTGATGTTGATCACATTGATGTATTTAGAAAGAATGGAGATCCGCTAGGGTTGTTAAAAGAAGACATTGCAAATGTACCATTGCTAACAGGATTAAATGAACAGAAAGATTTAGAGGTAGGCAGTAGTAATAGTCCTAACATAAGGATTGAAACCTATGAATTATAATGACGTTAGTAAAAAAGTACGCAAGATTGCCAAAAAGACACTAACGCAGGATGATTTAGCTGAGCAGATTATTATACAGAAGGGTAAAGCGTATCATGCCTATGGCAAGTACGTAATTGAAGAAACACCAGCAGGCTGGCAGGTAACGGCAGACATGTTTTCTACCCCGATGTTGTTTAACACGGCCAAGGTAGCACTGGCATGGTGCATAGCACACAAGGTCGGGCGGTATGAATTGGCAACAAAGCTACGGAATCTAGATAGCCGCGTTACTGCAAAGCAGTATGATATCGATATGATAACGTATATGTTGGATAATAACACACAAGATTCAGATGCAAGGGCAATACTAACAGCAAGATTAGTGGAAGATATCGATTCCAGACAGTCTTGCAAGAAACAATTAGCCAAATCTGTCGAATCAGCTAAATACATAAAATTAAAGGAACAAATTTAAAATGAACCTAGCAGACTTAACAAGAACAGTAGACTCCGAAACAGTCACTAAATTAATTAAAACCCA